AGGCTTATCAGCAGGCTTACGAGCGTCTTATCGCAAAGAACCCTGAAGTCGAGATTGAAGTCTGGCCAGATGGCAAGTATAGTCGTGCAGATTTTACCGCAAGCTCAGTTCGCATGAGCCACCCAGACGACGAACCTTATCAGAAGAAGGACGACGTCATGAGTGAAGGCGAAGAGATTACTATTGACCAGGACGATCTTCCGTTTTGACATAAACACTAACAGCCCCAGGTGGGTGGGGCACCAATAATAAGAAAGGAGAGAAAATGGCATTTACATTAAAACTTACAAACCTATTATCAGAAGCGAGCGAAGTAGCTCGTGCGGACAATGCGTCGATGTTCGCTTTTATTATTAAGAATCATGGGCATGACGCACAGTCTTACGGCACTAACCAAACGGCAGAAACAATTTTCTGTGCAATGGCAGCTCTGGTCACCGAGATTGAAGAGCAAACCAACTTGTCTCGTAAGGAGATTTTCGGGATTCTCGACAGAACCATGAAAGAGACTGGCCCGCTCAAGCACGAACCAGCGGATGACGACGATGAAGATTGAACTCAATAACATTGAACGCAGCTTCCTAGCCGATAAGACGTTTTGGGAATGGAAGCGAGCAGAGATAGACCTGTGGTCCATCCCACTCCTATTCAGCCACAATAAAAAAATGGCCAAAAAGATCAGAGAGCAAGAGCGCATCTATAGAAAACTTTATAAGAAACTAATGCAAGGAGGAGACGATGAATAAAGACTTGGAGCAGTTGATTGACGACGCGGTCAAGAAAGAGAACGCACTCTCTAAGCGAGCTGATGAGCTAGCTCTGCAGAGCAAACAGTTCGCTGATTACTTGGCAGAGAAGAAGCACGCCGACGAAGAGCTAGAAGTGCTCTGGCAAATGGTCAAAGACTATATGATTGAGCACAACTACACCGAGTATGACGGCGAGCATATCGAGCTCAAGCTCACACCTAGTGGCAAGTTCAGGGCCGACGACATCGACAGTGTGGACGAGAACGTATGCGATATCAAGAAGGTTCTCAATAATAAGAAAGTTAAAAGTTATCTCGAGCTCAACGGTACATTGCCAGCAGGCGTCGAGAGCACAGGATTCATCCTGAGAAAGAAGGTAAAATGAAAAAGAAGAACGATAAAAGCATGATTGGCCGTGCCTATACCATAGGCGCAATCACATTAGCAGTCATTGCACTTATCACGATTATCGCAGTAACGGTATCAATCTTTGCGCCCCGTGAGCGCACCACAGAGGCCAAGAACTATGACCTTAACTGCGTGACAGAGTTGCGCAAAGATCCACTTAACGAATGTAGAAAGGAGAAATAATGAAGAAGCCCGACTGGGTAAAGTATAGCGAGTTCGACATCAAGAGAGTCCCATGTTGGGTAGCACCTAAGCCAGAAGACGACGGTGCAAAGATCCTGACCATGCCAAACGTGCCTCAGCCGCTACATGGGCTAGCACCACGCGTAATTATGGGGCAGACAACTTGGGATCATGTTCGTAAGAAGTGTTATTACGATGCACATTATAAATGTGAAGCCTGCGGTAAGATTCTCGGCCCTGGCGAATGCCAGGCTCACGAGCTCTACACCTACAACTACGTAGCAGGCACTGCTAAGTTTGAGCGTTGCGTATGCTTGTGCAAAAAGTGCCACGTTCAGGGCATCCATAGCGGCAGAGCGTTGACCATGTATAAGAAAGGTAACCCACTGATGACACGCCAGATGCTTCTAGATGGCGCTGAGAACCTGTTCAAGACGCTACACGAGTATAATGTCGCCCACCCGAATGAAGAGCCTCTGAGGGCCTATGCTACGTTCGTAGACTATGCCAAGTGGCCTGACCTTCACGACGATATGTTGGCGCTCATTAAAAAGTATGACGTCAAGTTCTATCAGGAGAACCCAGCGTTCCTCGCTAAGTGGAGTGACTGGAAGCTAACGATTGGGAACAAGAGCTACCCTACCCCTTATAAGAATAAGATGGAATGGGAGATCGCAATGGCGGCAAATGATAAGAAAAATCATAACGTCGCCATCAAGGAGAAGCCGAAGACTGATACTGACTTAGCAGTTGAAGAAATATTAGGCTTGACTAATAACGACTAGCGTGATACGCTAATGGTAAGAAAGGAGAGAAAATGGCAGGTACCCAAACTGGTGGCAAGAAAGCCGCCGAAGAGAACAAGCGTAGGTATGGCAAAGATTTCTACGCACGTATTGGCCGTAAGGGTGGCCAGAATGGTCACACCGGAGGTTGGGCCAGTGAAACAGTTGGTAAGGATGGTCTCACTGGCTACGAAAGAGCAAAAAAATATGGGGCTATTGGCGGACGCAAAAGTAAGCGTGGCCCGGCTCGCAAAGATTAGCACCTTACCAAGGTAAGCTTAAACCGAGAGAGAGTCAAGTTATTCGCTTCTTGATGGATGTGCATTTACATAACCAGCATTAACTAAAAAGGAGTTTATATGGGAAAATATAAAGTCGACCAGAAGAAATTCAATCTGGTAAAAACGCTAATCGACTCTGGCGTTAACAAGAGTCAAACCGCGAAGGTGGCCGGCATCTCAATGAAGGTCGTCTACACAATTATTGAATCATCTGATTTAGCAGATTACCGCAAGCGTGTGTCTGAACAGTTCGCTAGAAAGAAGGCTTATGACGAGGCCAAGGAACAGCGTGAAATGTTCAAGGATCTCCCGCTTGATCAGTATATCTGTAATGTCGGCGTAGGGCAGCCAAAAGTTCAGCCAGCTCAGAAAAAGAGCTATACTGTAACTATGGTTATCAATGTTGACGAAGAGCACGAACCACTCGTCGCTCCGCTGACAGCTCTAATTAACAATATGTTTACCCCTAATGATGTTGCTGTCGAAGTCAACGGCGACGACTGACATTTAATTAGGAGATTCATATGAAAAAACAGCTAAAGTATAAGGGCCTGAGTAAGGCCGAGAGAGAGTATCTTCAACGGGAAAACCGTAAAGACTTTGTCGAGATGCTTGTCGGGCTCTTAATATTAGCTGCAATACTCGTCGGTATGGTAGCACTAATTATAGGAGCATTAAAATGAGCGATGAAGTAAAAGCACTCGTTAAGGAATACCACGAGACAAGATCAATCGCAGCCGCCTGCGATGCGTGCGATCTTCTTTATAAAGAAATGCAGGAAGGAGAGAAAAATGACGAAGAAAGTGACAGTTACTGACGGCAGTAACAGGGAAGAAATTGATAAGCTTAATAAGGAAATTCGCGAGCTTAACCAGCGCATGTGCGAATTAGAGCATAAGCGTGACGAGTTGGTGCGCCGCGAAATTTCTGACAAGATTATCGTAACGCCAGTCGTTGTAGTGGAGCATACTTTTCCACGCAACCTCTGGGGCTTTGAGGTTTGGTTTTAATGAGTGACATTAGTAAGACTTATACGCAGTGCGACATCGATCTCGGGCTCGCTCGTAGCGTCTGGGACCTCGTCGATATGATCGAACACAATGCCGACCCTCCTAAGATGATCGGTATCAGCCTAGGTAAAGACAGAGAGACCGGCAAGATCGCAGTTAACTTCTCTCGTTACAACTTTGGTGACGAGGAAAAAGATAACACCTTAGTTGCCGCCCTATCGGTTGAGCCATTCAGCGACAAGGACGATGACCGCACCGAAGAGGATGACCCTGAGATGCGCAAAGCAATGCAGTTCATGTATTTTTACCAAGCCGTCAATGTGACTATCCAGAAGTTTGAGATGGGTTTGCTATAAAACCGCACGTCTTCAAGGCATACAGACGTTAAAGAGTCACTGCTGCACACCATAGTAAAACGGGAAACGAGGGATACAATACAAGACCCACAGGAAAACCTCCACAATTTACGTTTTTCAAAAGTCTTGATCTATAGCTTTTTTGATTGTTCTAATGAAAAGTAGGTTCCATACAGATTCATTTTATCTCTTACAATCAAGGTAATTACCTCGCTGGTTAGAGTGCGATATTGGTTTGGATAAAACGCATATCGTCTGTTGCTTGATTAAACTCTTACTTGCGGTCCCTCGTTTTTCCCCAGGACAGATAACATAAGGAGTATTTATGGAAGAACTAAACAAAATAGAAAAAGAAGATACCCTGCTCGGCTGGGGCACGGCATCTGCTTTACTAGCTAAAGCTGCCGATATAGCCGAGAAGATGGGTCGTGATGATATTATCAACATGCTCTCTGATTCTATGGACATCATGGAGCAAGAGAAAGATGCGTCGAAGATTTTCTTCAACGTTTACCAGTATGCTTGGCGCGTGTATTTCCGCATGAAATTCCTCGCTAAAGATATGCCGATCAACAGAGTAACACTAGAAGACCGCGACCACGAGAAGGTTTATGTGGTCTCGAACTACGACTACAAGATGTTTCTCTGGGCAAAAAGCAAAGGCTACAGCAAGACGCTAACCAATAACGAGTTCGTTGTTGATCCGTCCACGCTCACGCCGGCAGAGGCACGTCGCTTCGAGAAGCAGGCAGAAAAATAAAAAAGCCTAGCCTCCACTTTATAATGGGGGTATGAGCACTAATGATATTACATTCAAAGAATACGGCGACAAGGTGCCTGGTTGCATCCGTGCCGTCGAACCTGAGTGTCCGTATGTTGCAGTCATCCCAAGCGTGACTGTCAGCGATAAGAGCGGCCTCAAGCAATTAGCTGACTGCTTCGTGCATGTCGCTAATATCAACACGACTTATTACATCGATGATAAGAAACGCATCACCAAGATCTGGGCTGGCCCAGTCGAGGCTGATGATTACGACATCGAAGCCAACACCCTCGGTCTTCGTAGCCAGTGGGTCTATGACTTCGCAAACAACATCGGCGCTTACTATAACGCCGTCGGCCAATACCGCACCATTACTCTAACCGAAGGAGATTAACCATGAAAGATTGTGGCACTCCGAAGGTCGTAGAGATTAAATGCCCAGGCGAGGTGACACTTTTCCACAAGGTCTTAGTCCCAGCAGAGATGGGCGACGAGACCACAAACCCACCTAAGCAGGGCGCTTACAAGAACACCCTCCTCGTTTATGAGGCGACAGGTGCGGCTTTCTTATACTCATCTGATGGCATCTGGACCTTCCTCGCTGAGCGTGGCCCTGAGGGCCCTCCGGGCAAGGATGGAAAAGACGGAAAAGACGGGAAAGACGGGAAAGACGGGAAAGATGGCGTTGATGGGTTCAGCCCTTCCGCAACCGTGACCCCGATTCAAGATGGTGCTACCATCACGATTACAGATAAGGATGGAACCACCACCGCCACCATCTATGATGGTAAATCCGCAGAAGTGACGGCGTTCTACGCCAGCAACGCTGAGACTGGCCTCGTCAGGCATATCTTTACTGACAGCACACTCACGACTCGCGCTACGGTCCAGGACGTCCTTGACTCGTCGGAGCTCGGCGGTTCATCTATC